TCTCCTCATTCCAACAAAGTTATTCTCGTATCTCTCTTTCAAGTTTTGGTCTTTCTTAATATGAAATACATCTCCCCATCTTCTCTTAAACCAATCACTAAATATAATATCTCTACTCTTAGTCGCAAGTTCAATAGATAGAGTTGCAGAGTATGAAGAAGTAATAAATCTTTGCTTAGGTGATTTTATCCAAGCCCATACTGGAAACATAACAGTTACTATCAATGACTTTGTACTTCTAAAAGGTACATTAATGATAATATCTTTAGTTTTAGGCTGCTGAGCTATAACTCTCTCACATTCTGCTTGTAGTAAGTCGCAAATGTATTTATGATGCCAATTAGTAGATAATGGTACAGCAGGTTCTACAACTATCCAAGCTGCCTTAAAGAACTCATAGAAACTCATCTCACATAGTTTCTTTTCTAGTGCAAACTTCAGTAATGCTTTTTTATTCATCTATTTCAGTATATTCAGTATCTTCAGCATCTTCTAGTCCTCTAATTTGATTTTTAATATCATCTAGTGTTGCTCCCTCTGTTAAGTTAATCTCAATCTTAGTTTCTGAATCTCTCTTGATTTCTGTTGATGATAGTTTAGGCATAGCATAGTTCATTAGTTTTGCTATTGCATCTATGTAGGCTCGTGGGTCTTCATCAAATAGTATATCTAATGCCATCTTAATCTTTACAGGTTGTCCTTCTAATGCGTAAGCTAAAGACTTCCTAGTCATCTTAGCTATCCTTTTAGTATCATTATTCTTAGGTAGTAGAGATTTAGGTGTTTTCTGATATGACTCAACTATGTTGTTAGGTTTCTTGCTGCTTACCTTCTTCATAGCCTCCTCTCCTCTCTTTCTATTTATTGGTTGTTCTTCTGACATATTATTCGTTTAGATTGCCAATATACAACAATGTCTTAAAGTATTTTCATAATAAACATATAAAATTGAACTTTGTAAGATTATTTGTGTATGTTTGCAGTCTAATAACTAAAACAATACAACTATGCACGTAACACAAAAAATCAACATACTCGCAAATGAGATGCTTTCAGAAGCAGCACTAGAGTTATTTAAAGCATTAGAAGAACGAGGATGGGAGAATGAACAACAAACTGCTGCTATCTTACAAGGTTTAACTTTTATGGTTATGTCTTTCTCTCACGAGGATGTAGGGGAGATATATAGCAAAGCACATAAACAAGCACTACCTGCAATGCTTAGATGGAGAGAACATCACAAGGATAAGTATAATAAAAACAATAACTAAAACAATACAACTATGGATGAAGAAACATTGCTAGACCAACTAAACGATTTATGTGAGAACATACTATGCCCTATGGATTTAATGGATAGTATAAGTGATTACACTAATGAAAAGATAGTTGAGGAATTAAAGAAGTTAAAAATAGAAAATCTTGGAATGTATAATGGAGTTGAAGATATTAACATCCACAAAAGAATACAAGAGCTGGAGAGGTAATAACCTTTTTGTAAACATAATATAAGAAACTATATGCAAGTAAATATAGTGTAGGTGATAATGACTATATTAGATGTATATGCATATAACTTGTCTTGTTTATTCACGACTTTAAAAGACAGAGTATTAGTTATAAAGTTGAACTTCCCTAATTTTATTATAACTATTTAGCCCTATAATTAACTTATTATTATATGTTTTACCCTATATGCCGTTATTGTATGAAAACTGTGAAAGTATTTAATATTCAAACACTATCTTCGTGCCTCTTATAAGAACCTATATAATACTCCAAAGAAGTCTGCTCAATTCCATAACACCATAGTAACAGAGTAGTATGTTCTCATAAGCGACACAATCTGTAATAAACATCATTGCTCATATCGCAAAGTCTTATGCATATCTAATAATAGATGTTTAGCCTAAACTCTTATTAAACTTATTAATAGCTTTTATAAAATAGAACTTGTAATCTGTGTGTGTGGGGGTGGGTGTCCAAAAGGGATTTTTATTCTCCTTTGACGGAATCCATTTCTCCAACATCCTTTCTTAAAGTCATCAAAACAGTAGCTTTTCAACCTTAAATCATTAGCTTTTCAGTCATTAGAGTTATAACTTAGGTTGCTGAACTGGTTTGTGTGCTGAGAACGTAAGAATTAAGAGAAAAAAGTATTTTATACTAACTATTTAAACTTTATACATCCAACACAATCTACAATTTAAGCAAAAAAAAGACTCAATTAAGAGCCTTTAGTTAGTGTATTTAGTTAATATATAATCTATTTAGATAGTAATTTTATTGTATCTTCCTGTGTTTTTATAGTATCATCAAGGGTTTTAATAGTTTCTTTTAGTACCTTTATTCTATCTTCAATCGTTTTTATGTGTTCACTTTGCATTGTGTTTAGTTGCTGGAGTAGTTCGGTTGTTGTATTCATTTTATTAAGTATTTAATATTATTAATACTTAAGTTTGTAAGAGTGTTTAAATTTAACATTCTGTAACCTTTGGCTTTCATATCGTAAACACACTGTAAATTATAGTCTTTAGGATTGAATGGCTTAGGCTTTGCATTCTCTTTTAGATGCTTAGTAACTTGTAGCCGCCCAGTTAACACTCGTACTGTATTATCTTTTTTTATAAATGTACTACTAAAGATTTTGCCTTCTGTTGCTCTAATGAGCTCTTTTGCTTTGTTTCTGTCTATTGTTTCAGTCATTGTATTAAATTTTATTAGTTATTTTATTAATTGTTTATCTTATCCAAATATTAAAGCTAATACAAAAAGTATTAAATAAAAAGTATTTGAAAATTCGGTGGGTTTAAGTTCGTTTGCCATTTTATTTATTTATTAAGTTAGTTTCTTTTATTTCTATTTCGAATTCTAGGTCGTAAAACTCTATTTCTTCATATTTTAAAATGTAATTAAATAGATACTGTAAAAAAATATCTGTTTCTTCTTTTACTGCTTTATAGCCTGAATAAAAGGAAGTAAAGCCGCTTCTGCTCTTGCTGTGTTCCTCTATATAATTAAAGAGTTCTTTTGTATCATAAGCATCTAATAAGGTCTTAAAGTCTTTATTTGATATGCTACAAAATATTTTATCTGTTGTGAAATTATAGTACATTGGACTATCTAAAGATATAAAATAAAGATTAATTTCTAATTCTTCATTCAATCTATTTAAATATGATTTGCAGTAGTTTATTTGCGTTTTTTTATAATCTACATTGTCAAGACATTTAAATATTTCAACATTATTATCAATTATTTCTTCATGTTCAGAATGATAAAAGCCGCCAAAGTTCAAAGAAAATTCTATTTGTTCGTTTTGTGTTTTTGTTGTCATTGTTTAAAATTTATTTGTTAATTAATAAGTTCTTATTTTACCCGTTTTTAATTCTCTGAACTCATCCGCCCAATTATCACAAAGAAAAACATAGTTTTCAAATTCTGAAGCTTTGGCAATAATATTAAAGCCTTTTTCTTTTAAATATTGAAACGCTTGTTCTTGTATGCATCCAATTCTTGAGGAATAGCTTTGATAAACTCTGATTGTCTTATCATCATTGTAGCGTTTAGGTTCATATATGCAAATTCTAGAGCCTGTAATATTAGTACAAGGAATATATTTTACCTTTATCTGTCTATAATTCCTGATTTCGTTTAGTGTTTGTTTTTGTGTTTTTGTTTTCATTGTTTTATTTATTTAATTATTATTTTTTAATTGTGTTCTCTACAAGTTGGACAAATGCGAATATCTTGGTCTAATTCATCACCGCAGCAACTATAAAAACATTCTTCGCAAAATTGGTGTTCTTCTTCTCTGTCCTCCTCTGTTAAGTCCTCACCGCATAAATTACAGCTTTCTATTTCTTCACCTTTAAAATTTATCGGGTTGTTTGGGTCGTTTTGTGTGTGTGTGTCCATTTGTTTTTTGTTTTTAGTTAATTTTCATAATTTTATTTGTTTAGTTAATTACTATTTTTGCATCTTCAAAATTTAGCTTTTCAATTATCGGTAATAATCTTTTTATTACTTTTATTAATTCGCCGTTTTTTGATAAGCACCAATTACCACCATTAAACCATATTAAAAAGTGGCTTTCTTTTTCGTTTGTTAGTTCTAAAGTATTGCCGTTCTTAATACTTTTTATTTGTTCGTTTGTTAGTTTCATAATTTTAAGTATGTTTAAAGGTTTATAAATTCAATTAGTGTAATGATTGTACAAAGTGCATAAATTAAGCCGTAAAGGGTCGCAAATGATAACACTGTAAAGAAAATATTTTCACCTATTGAGTAAGTCGGTTTAATGTTTATTTTTGTAACGTATTTAGGGTAAATTTCTTTTTTCATTTTATTTAGTTTTATTATGTTTTTTTGCTTTTACAAATGTCCAATTTGGATATTTCTTTTTTAAATTTATCCTCTTTTGCTCTTCTTGTTCTATTGCTTTTAAAAATGCTTTTTCTATTGGGTTTAGTTTAATACCTAATATTTTTTTTAACTCTTTAGATTTTACTTTTGATTTTTTCATTTTTTTTGTGTTTTTAGTTAATTTTATTTTATTGGGTTTGTTAATTCTACTTCTTCAATACTTAAATTATTTTTTTTACAAAAGTTTATTGCTTTTATTATTACATCCATAGGAGCATTAAATTTTCTTTCTAAGTATTCCATTTTTTCTAGTAGTGTTAAATTTTGCATTTTTAGTTTTTTTAATTAATTGAAAAGCGGTAGCCGTTTTGACTTTGTAAAAGTAATATAAATTTTGACAATGTGTAAAAGAATGTGTAAAACTTTTATAAATATGCTAGTTTATAGTCATTCTAAATAAGACAAAATAAAATTTAGGTAGTAATAGAACGCGCGCGCAAATAACAAATTAATTGATAAAAGCAAATAAAAAAGAAAGTATTTTTTAATAGTGTATCATTGACATTAAGGTTAGTGTATCATTGACACTAAGGTTAGTGTATATCGTACACTAAGAGATTTTTTTTATTTTTTTACCTCTTTTTTTACTACCACCATACCTAGCAGTTTCAGCAGTTTCAACGCTCCAGCAGTTTCAGGATAAGTTCGTGAAAGTTTTTTTTTGTAAAAGTTTTTTAGAAATTATTTTATTTTCATATACCAATCCAGAATATCCATACACTCGTCTAAGCCTTTAACAACCTTAGCAAAGTACCCAGCATCATTAAGGTCTGCTACCCATTGTTTCTGCTCTTTGGAAGGATAACCTGTCTTATCAGCTTTAATCTCTAAGAACAGCCCTGCGTACTCGCTATTGACCTTACATATCTGCATATCAGGAAAGCCTTTAACATAGCCTGTCTTTTTAGCCATTATAGCCTGAGTCATAGAAGTTCTTATACCACCTAGAGATGCACAGTATCTAACTTTAGGATAGGTAAACTGAATGTATGTACAGAATGCTGATTGTACTCTTGCTTCTTGCTTCATTACTTCTTATCTGTATAGGTTGTTCCTTTAAGTAACTGATACATTAAAGGTTGAGATACTTCATACTTCCTAGCCATAGCAGAGATAGTTATCTTATCAGTAGCAGTATTAAACTCTAGTCTTATTGCATCTGCCTCTGCAACAGTAAACTTTCTTCTTGAGTACCCACCACCTCTCTTATCTTTCCTATCACCTACTTTTATCTTTCTAATCTTTGGCATAATATTTTTTTAATATTCATCATCAAACCTATCAGTAGTTTCACCATATTGATTTTCAACATCTACTTTCACTATGGTAATATCTACTTTGTTGAGGTTCTTTTTATTCAAGTAACATATCCTATCTATCAACTCTTTATCCTTCTTAATCTCCTCTATATTAGAGGTTAGTGCAAATGTATCTAGTGTACCAGCAGTAACTTTCCTTGTTACAGCGGTCTTATTCTTTATCTCATACGAAACAAATACTCTAAATATTGGCTTTTTCATCTTTCTTTAATTTCTTTAACATTCTTCTCCTCCTCTTTTCTAAACCACAATTTTTATCTGCAAATATATTACCATAAAGACTTTTAATCTGTTTTGGTTTATTTCTATTAGTCTTGCATTTACAATATGAAGTTATATTAGGCATTATCCTTTTATTTTATCTAACTCAAACTCTAAGTGTGCTATTGCTTTTGTAATGCACTCAATAGGGCTATCGTGTTTCTTTTCAGCTCTCAGTAGGTACGTAACTGCCGTTCCTATATTGTAACTTAATTCAAAATCTTCAATCACCTTTCGTGCTTCTATTTTATATCGCTTACCTATGTAGTAGCTTGGTATATTTGACCTCACTATCTCGTGTGAATTTTTAGTACCTTTAAATAAATCGGTAACTCCTTTAATTAATTCTTGTTCTCCTCTAATATTCCTATCTGTATCAAAGTAGTGCTTACTATGAATCTCCTCTCTGCCATTGGGAACTAGAATCTCTCCTTTCTCTAGTCCTAGTGCAATCATATCATCTTCAGGTAGGTTACCATTAAAGTATTTATTACAACACTCCTCTTTAGTCATCAACATCTTAGGGTTTATTTTATTTGTCATTGCTTTGTATTTCATCTATTAAGTCCTTATCAGTTAGTGGTTCTAACTTCTCCATATTCCAAAGGAACTTTTCTTTAGTTCTGTTTTTTATTCTTGATTCTATAATGCTCATAAGAATAACTATGCAGAAAAAGATTGATGTCAATATTCCTAGTATTGTAAATATTATCATTTTGTTAAAAGTTTTAAAAGTTGGCTGCTTGTATAAATTCTATCTTCGCCGCTATAGCATTCATATATGCAGGTAAAGTTGTCGTCTTTCCAAGTCCACAAAGCTCTGACATTCTTTTTAATATTGTCTTTCAATATCCATTTAATTGTTTTGTATGTTCTTTCTACGGCCATATTACAACTATGTTTTTATTCATATCTATTGTTTTAGTTCTTTAATTCTCAGTTTAGTTTCATATAAGATACTTTCAATCCTTTCAGTTGGTGTTAGCTCACGAGATAGGTTTATTAAAATGACTGCTGATTCCAACTCCTCAATAACTCTTTTGTTTGCGTAATCTTCTAACATCTTACAGAGGTGAGCATATGTCATAGTGTACCCACTCATTTCTGAAGTTAATTTTAAATTTTGTTGGTTTATAAATGCTTCCATATTCTACGCCCTTATTAGTGAGAGGGTCTTTACTCTGTTTATTTTAATATTAATTTAATCTTTTGCCAAAATGTCATTTGTCTATAATCCCAATAGAAATTAATCGCTTGTGGTACTCCACTTTGGAAACAATGGATTTTAGTT